CCATTCCTCTGGATTGCCGTAAAGGGCGTATATCTCACCGTCAGGCTTAATGATGGGGTAGTCACCAGTAGAGGCTTCTATGACCTCTAAGGGCTGTTTAACGTCTTCTACAACGCCCATGTGTTTAGGCGCAGGACTATCAAAGTCCATAACCTCTTCTGTGGCGTAGTGTCCCAAGATACAGGCGGGATAGATAGAACGCACAGCCCTAGAGATAACCCTAGCTCTGAGCATATCTTCAGGGTACTTAGACCATCCTGACCCGTCACGATAGATACCGGCTTGCCTTGCCATTTCGATAGTCCATTCAACGGTAAGAGTGCCGCCTTGTGGGTGCTTAAACGTCCCCTTGACCTTCTTGTTGGTTACCTCATCCCATTGGACTGAGCCACCAGAGAGTTGGAAACGGGCAAGGATAGCTTGAGACTTCAGAGCTGGCTTGCCTTGGATGATGTCGTACTCTTGCACGACAGAGGCGGGGTGCTTGTTTTCTGCTTGCGCTACAAGCATTACAGCCATGACTTGCTCTTTAGTCTTAAAGCCGTAAAAGCCGCTTTTGACAATCGAATCTGCCATTACGGTCATGTCGCTGACAGGGATAATATTGCTCATATTCCAACCTTTCTGACGCTACCGTCCATAAGAACTTCTAAGCGTCCATCATCTGTTTCGATAAAAATATCTGGCTTGCAGTTGCAATCTTCATTTTTCAATGCTTTGCACCAAGTGTCATGTTGAATTTCTGGAAAATACATTTTTCCCATCTCACCCTTTTTTGTGGGCTTCATGTAATGAGGTAGTGCTAAGGCTATTCTTTCTGAATAGTTCAAATGTTTTTTTAATGTCATATTAGTTTCTCCAAAATAGTTAGGAATAGGTCGGCAACCGATGTGGCAGCCATCACATATATAGCGACATCTTGAGTGGTCACAAGTCCCTCGCTTTCAACATTGCATCTGCCACCATGTAAGCCCTCTCAGCAAACTCTTGTGGAGTTGCTTTGAGTGATGGTTCTGCAAGCATCCCTTGCAAAGCCTTGGCTGCAAAGTAATCTCTGAGCTTCATGCCCTTGTCGGCAGTACCCGTCTTAGGGTCGTGACCACTAGGAAATGCGTTCATCTTTAGCTTTCCTTCCCGGCTTTGCCTTTGGAGTACCGTCAACCCTCAAGCCCCACCGAGCCTCTTCTAGATTGGATATGCGTTTGAGAGCGCTACGAAACAAGTCTTCAAGCATGACAACTTCTTGCTCTAGGCGCTCTAATCGTTTTGTTTTGAATAGCAACATGATTACCCTTTGACTAAGAATCTACGGCTACCGGCTACTTCCCGAACATAGGACTTGTAGACATCTGGCATAGACTGCTCAAACAACTTAGAGTCAAACTTCATGCTGCCCTTGGATGATTTCCAAGTGGCTAGGACCCTGCCGTCTATGGTTACCAATTCGCTATTGACCCCCATAAATTTCTGTATTTCCACCTGAATCTTCTCCTCTTCCTTCTCCCACTTCTTTAGTTCATTCTTGGTGTATTGCAAGGCTTGCACCATCTGCTCTAGGGACTGAGGTGCGGTGATGCTTGTGGGTGCGGATACAGAATAGATTAGCTTCGCTTGCTCGGTAGTCTCAGGCTCAGGCAACTGCTTAGACGCAACGTGTCCCCAGAACTTCGCCATATCCTTGATGAGCTGCTCTTTCTGTGCTTCTTCAATGGTGAACTTAAACACTTCAAAGTTTTGTCCCCCAAATAGAACAGCCAGCACAATGTCTTGGATATTGTGGACTGCCGCTTCGTGGATGAGTTGCGCCATATCAGCCTGAGGGATGAGGTTGGCTTCGGTGTCGAACTTGTTTCGTACAGCAGCGTTGTAGTTTTTGACTTCCACAAGCGTTTGCCCGTCAGCCGAGATGAAATCGAAATGGCTACGCATCCATGTTTCTTTCGGGTGAGTGAGCGCATAGTCAGCTTCCTTCAATTCCATGCCAAGTTTGTCTTGAGCAAGTCTGCCAATGATGGGTTGCATGACGTGACCCATTTGGACTGCTTCAACCTCTGACAAGTCGGGTCTATCCTTAACCCCTAGCTTCTCTAGGACAGCATCATTACCGCGCCCGTTGGCAGCCATGCGGCTATCGCCTGACCACCAAGCGCTATTGCGTATCTCTGGTGCAAAGTCGTTTCTATCGTTAGCCATGTTGTTTATCCTTAGTTAAGAAATAAATTGCTTCTGAGAGGTTTTGAGCTACTACCTTGGTGCTTGCGTACAGTTCCATGAACTGCCTTAAATCGTCTTGTAGCTGCTCATTCTTGTCGTTAAGCTCTGCCTTAGAGTAGATGCACTTATTTAAGGCTAGCTCTAGGTTATTGGATTCGTCTTTGACTTCTTGAAGCTGCTCATTCAAGTCTTGGATGGTGTCTTTGAGTTGTCTAATCTCTTGTAACTTGGTGACTAGATTACTTTGTAGCTTAGTTGCCATTTGGAGTTTCCTCTTCAGCTTGGTTTAACTCAAACAACTTAGCATCCATGCCACAGTCACCATTGGCAACGCGCATGGATTCACAGTAGGTATGTTTAGCTTCCCCAGTAACGAGGTTGATAACCTCTGAGGCTTTGCAACGGTCGTAGTTGGCTACGGTTGAGCTTTGTTTAGATGGAATGTGCCACTTGCAATCAGCACAAATGAGTGGTTTCATGTTTCCCCTTTCGGATAGTTAGGAATGAGTAAGTAATGTATCACAGTTATGATGATTAGCCATTGTATTTATTAATCGGTTTGTCCTTTCTGATAGTTCTTTTCCTTGAGTCTTTGCTCAATCAATTCATAGAAGTATTTGGCTTGTTTGTACGCCTTAGACTTTGGGTTATGGCAACGAAACATGAACTCCATCAGTTCATCATGCGTAAGACCTTGCCATTCACGTTGTTTCTCTTGTGTCATTGGTTACCTTTCGTTTAGACATAGTTTCCCCAAGGGTGAGAAGCTCTCCCCCAAGCCCATGCGTATGCACTAGCTTCCCCATAGGGATGCGATTCATTCGATATGGGTCTTGTCTCACCATGTCCCCATGTCTTGCCCGATACCTCGCATACAGTCCGGTAGGGTTATCAACGGGGTGATGCGCTGCCCTATGTTTTCTTCCAAGCCGCCCATGTAGGCGCTCTGCTATCGCGTGGAGTGCGATTGAAGACGGGCAACAAAAAAGCCACTTAACCCAGAACCCCTGTCGAACCCCCTTTATATCGGGGAGGGATGCTGGCTTAAATGGCTTGAAGTTATTGCGTTCGACTGCAATGGCGCGAATCATATCAGACTTAATTTTTATTTGTCAACAAGGAACAAATAAATACAAAGCCCAATAAACACAATGAAGAGTAGCTCAAGCATGATTACTTGGACAATCAGGGCAATGGCTAGGTCTATCCATACAAACCCCAAGGTGCTTACATTCATAGGTAAATTGGGGAATCTTCCTAAACTCTTCATCTTCTAGCTCTTGGTCTTCCATCTCTTGTATGGTGCGCTTACGCCATACAGTCTTACGGGCGCGACAACCGTCCTCACAGCCGCGCAAGCATAGGGATTCTTGTGGGTAATGACAATCAGTTTGGTCACGCATGGCGTATGTCTCCAGTCATAATCAATGCAAGGGTTATCAGATACACGGGGGCGTTATGCCCCTCGCGTACACGGTCTAGCAGCTTATGGGCATCAGCTAGGGACATTGGGCTTTTCTTTTGGTGTCCATCCAAAGCGCCGCCAAGTTTGGGTGATGTCGGTGCGTGATGCGGGTACATAGTCAAACCCTTGCGCGAGTAAGCGCGTGGGGCGCGTAGGGGTGCGCGTTGGGGGAATCGGGATTAGTAATGGCTTGAGCATGGTTTACCTTATAAAAAAGATTAACAGGGCTACTGACACTACAAAGATTATGGCGCAAACTAAATCGTCATTGTTTGGTGTGCATGGGCGCGAGTAGCTGTCGCGGTCTACTTGTCGGGCGATAGCGGCGGTTATATCTTGGTTAACCTTGTCGAAAATGTATCGGCTTTGCATGGCGTTTTATTCCTTTGGTAAGTGATTGGAAAGCGTGTCCATCCAGCTACGGGCAGAATCTTCGCCTAGCATCCAAATGATATCTAAACCAAGGCTTTCGGCAGTAGCATCAGCCGCTTCAATATCTCCATGGTCACCAAGGTTATATATCAATCCATCAGAGGCAAGACAAAAATAAATTTCAGAAGTTTTCATGGGTTTTACTCCGGTTATGCGCCCGTAGGCGCGTGGGGGGTTTATAGGGTTTAAGACTGGGTGACTGGTTCGTATGTCCAATTCACGCCATCATGTTCATCAGCGAATACCCATTCAATTAGCTCTTCGCTCTCATGCTCAGGGTTTTCCTCTATGATTTTTGTTTGTGCATCTTCCAAGGTTTCAGCTTCGACAAAGTATTCATAAGAGACATTTTTAAAAATCTGAAATGTTTTCACGGTTTACCCCTTAAAAGTTTAGGAAATGGTGCGCGAGCGCGTACCGCATAACCCCCTAGTTTTAGGGGGCTACACGCTACGGGCTAAACGGGGCGGTATTGGCTACCGTTCCAGCGTTCCAGCTTTTCAGGCGTGGCGGTGTCCCGTGTAAGGCTGCGCTGCGCCTCCCTAAGCGCGTGGGCATCATCACGCGCCCCAATCATCACAAAGCCATAACGCCCTTTGTAACGGTATGAGGTTAGCCCGTGGGCTGCTAAAGGTTTATCGTGTAGGCTTATCTCTATCATGCTGCCTCCCTTTGCTTAATCTCTGCCCATGTAGGCTTTTTAGGCGGTGTAGGCGTGGCGGTCAATAGGCAGTATTCGCGCCACTCTGCGTCATTCATTTCTACACCGTCAATCATGTAGGCTTCAGTTGCCCCATTTGGTACACCGGCACTAAGGTACGGGCGGTGAGCTACTATGCGCCCATTTGATAAGGTTACATTGCTTCGCATGGCTTACCCCTTAGATATTGGCTTGATGTAAGAAATATTCGTAACCGTCTTTTTTAGCGTTTAGAGTGTCAACAATTTCTATTGCTTGGTCATAAAAGTAAAACAACCGCGTAGAAATGGCTTCTGTACCTAGTTGTTTATTGATGCACTTAATGAAATAGGCTTGCATAGGTTTACCCCTCAGTTTAGGAATGGTGCGACATTGCACCGCAAAGCCTACGGTAATAGGCTTCACGCTACATAGTCTTACTCTGAGGCGGTTTCTTCTTCTTGGTTTTCTTCTTTGTATGCGTCAAACATGGACTGAGCTATTTCCCGCCAGTTAACCGCATCAAGAAAAGCCAGAGCATAGTCACGGGCTAACCCCTCAGGGCTACTTTGCTCAATTATTTCCTGAGCATATTCCTTAAGAGAATCGGCTGCTTGGTAAACCTCTAGCCCGTTATCAAACTGGTCAAGCCACGCTACTCCGTCAAATATCTCCAAATTGACGCGCCACGTTTCATAATTTGTCCAACCGTTATACGTTTTGTTTGTCATGGTGTAACCCCTTACAGTTTAGGAATGATGCAATAGCGCATCGAATAAGGCTAACCCGTAGCCCTACCCGCTAAGCTATTAAGCAGCTACACCCTCAATCGGTTGTGAATCGGTACAGATGCACACAATGCGTTCAAACTTAGGCGCACCAAGCAAAGTTGTCACGGTGACGTTTTTGCCCGTGTGTGTGTAGCTCTCTACGCGCATCTTTTTACCGTGTACGGTAATCAGTTGCCCAATGGTGTAACTAGCCTTTGGAATAAATGCGAATTTCATGCTTAGCCCCTTGTGAATAAGTTTAGGAAATGTAGAGAGTGCTTTCTCTACTATATATTACTATGCTAAAACCATGCCAATATTGAAACCTATATAAATCAACTACTTACAAAAAAGCATAGCACCAACATAGTGCAATATATAATCATCATACTCTATTATAGTGCATATAATCTCTATAATGGTGCATGGTGTGGATAGTGTGGATAAGTTAGAGTTATCCACAAGCATACTATATAGTTATATTTATACTATGTTATAAAAGTAATTATGTTATGTAGTTAACTATAAATATCTACATAATATGTTATCTACATACTATCATTATATATATATATAGTAACTACATACTATGTAATAAATGGTATTACTATAATTAAGTATCTACATACTGTAAACGCTAATAATGGCGGTTAGAGACAAGCTATGTCCCGCCCATGCGCTACGGGTAAAAGGGGTTTATGGGTTGCCATAAGCTACGGTATGTGGTTACACGGCGCTATTTATAAGCATGGTTATGGGTAATGGGTTTGGTCATGCGCTAACTCTTACGCTCTACGCTCTCGCGGTCATCGATTGGGTTTGGGTTTGTAAAAGTGTGTGCCCCATTCGCTTCCTCCACCAAAAAAAATATGTGTTTTCTGGTATCCTGATGTCTTGTCAGTTGTCATTCCTTTGATGGAACTTATGCCCTGCCCTTGTGGTGGGGCTTTTTTTTGTCTATACTGCCCAACATGGATAGGGGGATGCAAATGATTAGCATGGAAGTAA